CTTTACATTTCTGAAATGAGAGGACATTGGGAAGACGATCCTATTGTAATCGACGTAAGTAGCACAGCTGCGATGTTTGACGATAGTCCCTCTTTGGTTACTTTCCCTCGCGTGAACGTGGAGTATTACAAAGCATTATATATTGATCAATATGAGGACCATGCTCTCAAGATCCTCTCCAAAACGTCACTGGATGTGTTATAATTATGTCAGAGAATAAAAAGTCCCATGGGATAGTTAGATTGAACTCGGACGGAGAAGTTGTGTGCTTTTGTACGTATGACGATTATCTTCGCAACCGCTGCGTTTGCCGAGATAAGTTTGATTGTCCTGAGGCCATGGTAGAGTTTACGGTTATTCCCGGTACCCGCCCCTCCGACCAAGCTTTAGAGCCCCTGAGGAAGGCGGAGAGGGCAATAAAGAAAGTGTCTAAAAATATTAACAGTATTAAAAAGGGAGTTTCACGTCTCGAACGAGACATGAGAAGATTCCCCATAAAGTAAGAAGGGATTATAACTATGAAAGTAGTCGGATTTGGTTGCACTGCACAAGTAGGAAAGGATACTGCCGCCAATTATTTACAGGAAAAATATCCAGGTAAACTTAAGAGGGTGGCATTCGCAGACGAATTGAAGAAAGCTGCGATGGTTATTTTTGGACTATCACGAGAACAGTGTTTTGGGTCACAAGAAATTAAAGAGACAATTGATCCGAGATATGGGAAGAGTCCCCGCCAGCTCCTACAAGAGCTAGGCGAAAAGATGCGAGACATTTTCCCAGACATTTGGGTTGTTAAAGTATTCAACGAGGCGATTCCCGAATTGCAAGAACAAGGTTACGATTGTTTTGCCATATCTGATGTTCGCTATCCTAACGAAGCAGAATGGATCCGTAAGCAGGGAGGAGTAGTAGCCCGCGTGGATCGTGAGGGAGGCGGCGTTACAGTTGGTGCCGAACATTCAAGTGAGACCGCGATGAGAAACTTCGTGTGTGATGTAGAGATCTCCAATAACGGCACCCTTGAAGAGTATTTTAAAAAACTCGACACAATGATGGAGGAGGTTCTACAATATGGCGGAGACGAGGGACAAAACAACAACTGAAGGCCGGGGTCTTAGTTTTTCTTTTGCCGCAGATAATGTAGTAAGAGGAGAGCCGGGAGCTGACTTTGAGAAAAGACGTCCCACTTATCCTTTAGGAGACGACCCTCGCGGCCGTGAGATTGACTTTGGAGATACTACGGGCAGAGAGTCTTACGGTTCTACTCGGAATCAAATCTTCAGAGCGTATAGAGGAAGTTGGCCTTTGGAAGGTCAGAGTTTTGAAGCACCCGCTCGCAGAGGACAGTTACAGAAACCATCTGATCTGCGCCCAGCCCTTCCTAACAGGTCAGTAGACACTGCTGCTCTGGACGCCCAGAAGGAAATAGATAGAGCCACGTTGGTCTCAACCGGTTTCGCAGCCATTTTCCCGAGCACCAGCATTAGCAGCCCTTCTCCTGGAGCCACTTTTTCTCCCGGAGATACCATTGCTGTGTCCGCACCATCAAGTCATATATACAGCCTAATGGGTGCAACCCTTTTCATTGATGGTGTGCCTTTTGTACATCGAGAGTTAGATCGAAGCGCCCAGGCTTCCACTAAGAACTTTACTTTCGTCTTCTCCTACCCCATCCCCTCTGACCGAGGGTTAGGGCCAATGGACGTTACTGTCCAGGTTACTTCTAGAACGGACAACGTTATGGGAATTATTGCGGACACTTCTATTAACAATCCTCCACAGGCCGACTTGATCCAGGGAGCAGTAGGAACTTTGGATGGTAGAAAAGGACAGAGTACGTCCTCTACATTGGCCTCCCCACTACTAAGCGCGTCCGGCTATTTAAGAAAGCCACATGGTAGATCAACGATCACAGTAAACATCGTATAGGATTTCATAATGCCCAAGAAAAATAAGCCAAAGACAAGTGTTAATGTAGACGCAGTCCGGAGAGAAGCCTCCAAGATGTCTAAGGATGCGGAAAACAGCTCCTCTTCTTCTTTACCCCGCGATCTGGCCAGGAGCCACGCAGAGGTAGCCCCCGGGACGCTCCGAAGGGAGTCCCCCGTCGAACAAGAAATGGGATCTTCGAAGTACAAGCAGATGATCCATGACCATAACGATAAGAACAAACATATCTTAGACCGACTTCCTTTTACCTTTCCCAAAAAGAGTGTGGTACGTTCTCATCGTTCAGATGTGCCGCTCGAATGCGTTGAGTGTGGATATGAAAGCTACGGTTCAGAACACACGTATATAAAGGTCTGCGGCGGATGTCATAAGGCCTGCAAGGTTATTAACCCCGAAGCAATAAAAAGGGGAGATAGAGACTTTACTCCCGGAATGTTTGCCACAGCTTCCGATATTCTAAGAATGAAAGAAGAACACGAGAAGGAAAAGAAAAAAGGCCAATAGAGCTTGCATAATCCCGAAAAACCGCTTATAATTATAATAGATGAGAAAAGGAGACGGTCATGCCTAACCAGAAAAAGTGGCATTCTTGGGTAATTAAGCGGAACAGAATTTCTTTTGTTGTTGAGTTCATTCAGGCTAACTGCCCGGAAATAGATAAGTATTTCTACCCTCAGATTAAAAAGGAATATACTACCAAACGTGGTACGATTACGAGAGATCGCCCCCTCTACGAGGGTTACCTTTTTCTCCGGTATGATAACCACCCGGAAGTGTTCCACAAGTTAAGCGCCTACCCCCAGATAACCACCTATGCTGGCCCCGTAGAACAATACGAAATTGACGAAATGAGGGCTGCCCAGGGAAAACTGCTCTCTGAGATCAAGGCCAGTCGGTTTACAAACGGAGACATGGTTACCCTGCTTCATGGTCCCTTTAAGGGCTTTGATGCCAAGGTAATCTCCGTTAAGGGCGAAAACATTAAAGTGATGGTAAATGCCACTTTATTGGGAAGCCCCGTCGAAATGTCTTATACTGAAACTGAGGTGGAGCGTAAGAGCGAGCTTCAGAATATTGAGGTTCAGGATATCTAAAATGGAAGAAAGACCCCCAGGGCGACCTCCAGGCTACACGCATTCAGAGGAGACCCGTCAAAAAATCAAAGAATCCCTTGCAGGAAGACCTAAATCTGAGGAACATAAACAGAAGATTAGGAAGTCTTTGCAGGGCCGTCCCCATCCAGCCGACCGGCGAGAAAATATCTCCTATGCAATGTTAGATATTGATAGTCGCTGTGTTGCTAGGTTCGTGGAATTAAAGGCGAATTACCCAGACCAAGCAGATTTCTTTGAAGAGAACGAAACGGAGCTTTTGATCGCTCTTCGAGATGTTAAGTCTGACAAGGAAATAGACGATATCAAAAGGTATATTGAGACGGAAGATTTTGACAGATATGTAGGGACCCTTTCGTACCAATATAGTTCTTTTCCCTCCCACGAAGATGTGCTCATAGATCTCCTGGATGAGTACCACAGACAAATACAAATTAAAAAGTACCACTAGTTAACCTACCAACTACCTTATTTATGGAGGGTGGATTAGGCTACACCTTCCCCTATAGTTGTGTTCTGAAAGGAAAATAAGGATGACAGATGAAACTAATTCTCCGAAAGTAGACGAGAAAGAGTTAGAAGAAAAAGCTAAAGCTAATCCTAAATCCAAGAACTACAACAATCCCAATAGCCGCAAAAATTTAAGACAATACCGGAAGAAAGAAGAAGAGTTCATAATTCCTGAGGTCGTCGAAGACGATGGGGATGACGGTACGGCCCAGGCCCAGGAAATTGTTAGAGGACGAAAACTAAGTCCTGAGATGGTAAAAAAGCTCATACCGGAGCGGGAAGTATTCACAGCCTCAGAAAAGAGGCGGTTTACAGGTATAGTAGTACAGTTCCTATCTGATTTCAAAAACGAAGAGCCGACAGCTTCTGATGCTGACGACATCTTTGAGATAGCTAAATCTGACATTTTGGAAATGCGTATTCTAAAAGCAACTAAAAATGATCCAGCCGCAATGATTCATTCCAACCAAGCGCTTGAAAAAATCTATAAGCGCAAACAATCCGCAAAAGAAAACCTAGCTGCTAGAAGAATTGATCGGAAGGATGACCGTCACGCTCGCGAAATCACCATTGTTGATCTTGTAGTCAATTATGATAATGAACAGAGGCAATTGGAAAAACAGCGAGTTGAAAGACTTCTTGAAGAAAATAAAAAAACGGAAGAGAAGCTTAGTAAGGTCATACGAGAAGATAACTTTTAATGCAGATAGACGATCCCGAATTTTTAACTCAATCACGACAACTAATAGATTATTATCGCGAATATCCTGAGATAGCTGCAGAAGACCTTTTGAATATCAAACTTGCAGACATACAGAAGGTAGTCTTGAGGGCTATGTGGAATAAGAACTACGTTATGTCCATCATGTGTCGTGGGTCGGGTAAAACGTTTCTTAATGGGGTATTCGCCTGCTTGAAGTGTATGTTGTATCCGGGACATCGTGTTGGACTACTTGCGCCTACCTTTAGACAGTCTAAATTCATGTTTGACGAATGTGATAGACTATGGAAAGGCTCCACCATTTTTCAGAATGCCACAATTAAAAGGCCCACCCACCAATCTGACAATTGTTATATAGAGTTCAAATCAGTAGCGGGAAGACCCGGATCAAAGATACAAGCTGTCCCCCTTGGAGACGGTACTAAGATTCGTGGATCCCGCTTTTTTTCTATCATATGTGATGAGTTTCCTCACATTCCGGAAGAGATTTTCAATATGGTTATCCGCCCTATGGCCGCTACCGTAGCTGATCCTATGGAGAATGTCGCGAGAATTCAAAGAGAGAGGGAGCTGGTGGAAGCGGGACTGGTTGAAGAGGGTGACCTAGATAGTAAGAAAGTAGCCAACCAAATTCTAATTACTTCTTCCGGATACTTTACCTTTAATCACATGTACGATCTGTACTCTGTGTACAAGAAAGAAATGTTTGCTGGGAACGAGAAGTACGCTGTTTTTCGAATTCCCTATAATCTTCTACCAGAAGGGTTCCTGGATGAGGATAACATTACTTCCGCAAGGAAGGAAATGTCCAGCCTTGAATTTAGCATGGAGTATGAAGCGGCCTTCATCCCAGATACAGATGGATTCTATAAAGCTTCACTTTTAGAATCATGTAAAGACAAAGACTACGCTCCCCAGGTTGCAGGAACCACCGGAAAAAGTTATATTTTAGGTGTAGACCCCGCCCGCAGCGAAGACTCCTTCGCTATTGTAGTTGTTGAAATCAATAATCCCGCCCGCGTAGTTCACGCTCTAGAATACCAGAAAGAAACATTCCCTAAGATGTCCTCCGTCCTAGAAGATCTTTGCATGGCGTTTAATGTCCAATCTATTTATATGGACGCAGGTGGAGGGGGAATGGCCATCAAGGATATTTTGGCGGAGAACCATAGGGGCCTTCCAGGCGGACCTATTCTGGACGCCGAGGACGAGGCCCACCAGCAAAAGACAGGAAGACACATCCTGACCATGTGTAATTTTGGAACCGAGTTTATTTCTGATTCCAACTTTGCAGCTTTGAGGTTACTAGAGAGACGAGAAATTCTTTTCCCGTCCCCTCCCAAAGCAGATGTACCGCGACCAGCTGACGAAGAGTCGTGGGCAACCATTTCCAGAACTCTCCAGCAGATGCAAACTATTATTATTAGCGAGACTCCCACTGGTAAGATTCACTTTGACGTTCCTAAAGGAGCGGGACACGGACTTCAAAAGAAGGACTTGTATACCGCCTTTATGTTAGCAGCTCGGGGAATCTATGATTTTCTATGGGCGGAAGGAATCCCAGATAGTGAGATTCATCACGCTGGAATAATAACCCCTAGAAGAAACACCCCCACCCCTGGGCTCCCCAGTGGATATCAGCGCATTTCAGAAATGCAGGACCATATTCCCGAAGTTATGAGAGATAAATTAGATATGCTTCGGGATCCAGATGAGTATAAGAAAAAAATGATGGATCGCATCACCGGGCGAACAAGAAAGGTTCTTACAAGCCCCGCAGCGGTTCTAACTCCCAAGACGAAGCCAAAGAGATAGGAGATAGCTGAATGGCCGATAAAGTAAAGGACGAATTAAACAAAGGTCTGAAAAATTCTGAAGTTCTATCTCACAAAGAAGTAAGAGAGGGAGTTCACGAATTAGAAATAGATGTTGGACAAAGAGGACGCCCCGCGAAAGACCTTGCTTTTTTGACGGGAAAGAACGGAGAGAGAAGCCCTTTCTCTCATAGAGAACGAGCCGCTACTATCACCCGGGACTTTACACGAAGAGTAGATCTCGATCTTCTGGATGAGCTACGTCCAGGAATTCTTAAGATCCAACCCCAAAAAGTTTATCAGAACGCTATAGACCTCTATAAGACCGCCGGACACTACGGCACTGTAATTGATACTCTTACTAATTTTGCTTCTAAGGGGTTTAAGAACGATGTCGACAATCCAGACATTAAGTTGTTTTATGATACCTGGAATGATGAGGTTGGTTTTCAGGAGACCGTGGAGAAGATATTTTTCGATTTCTTTAGAGTTGGCATGGTAAGAACCTTTAAGACTGTAGGTAAGTTTGATCCAAAACTAAAGCCAGAAAATTTTCAGCAGATTATAAATCAAAGGAATGCAACCAACGCTTTCAAGACTACGTCTGATATGCAGAAGATTATGGCGGATAAAGAGTTCGCAGCGGCCAAGAAGATTTGGTCTAAAGCATTCGTGCCCCTAAACTATACCATTCTTAATCCGTCCATGGTTATTATTGAAGGTCCTTTAATGTTCGACCAAACAGAGACCCTTCTTAAGCCAGAAGCATTTACTGAAGTGAGAGACTTGTTAAAAAATGCTTCCAAGACTTCCCCTGAGCAGAGGGCCTTTCTTGCTAAGCTTCCTAAAGAACTTAAGGATCAAATTCAGAAGAATAAGCCTGTAAAATTACCAAGAGAGCTGGTTGGTAAATGCGATTATCGTAGACAGGATTATGAGAGGTACCCTCTCCCCAAGCTCACTAGGGCCATGGACTCTTTAAAGTATAAGGATGCTTTACAGAAAGCAGATTATTCTACTCTAGACGGAATTACTAACTACATTCTTAAGATCACTATAGGTAACGACGTGCATCCCGTTACGAGCCAAGCAGAGTTGGAGACGGTGGCTGCACTATTTGATACCCCCAGTAAGAGTTTTGATATTGTTTGGAACCACACCCTAGACATTGAGAAGATTACTTTCCCAGAGATAAGCACAATTCTAGGACAAGATAAATTTGCGCAGGTAAATGACGATCTAAGCCAGGCCTACGGAGTCTCACGTGCCCTCTTGGACGGAACTTTACAAGGAAATTCTAAGGCTGTTGAACTGGCCGCTAAGTCTTTTTCAGAAGAGATAAACTATGCTCGTCGCTGCGTCCGTCGGTGGATTAACCACGAGTACGAAGAAGTAGCCCTGGCAATGGGTTTTGATAGATACCCGACGGTTAGATTCGACGAGAACGCTCTCAAGGACGAGATCATGATGATGAGCGTTATTCAGGGCATGATAGATCGTAGAATCATTTCTTACGAGTCCGGTATTGAGAAGCTTGGTATGGACTTTGGTAATGAGCTTGCTAACATGAAGCAAGAGGCCCCAATGGTCCAGGCAGGAATTCTTGGTATTATCGGTTCACCTTATAATTCCAAGGCGCTTCCGGCAACTATTCCGCCAGCGGAGACGGATACTACACCAAGTGGTAAGGATACTACAGTTACTAAGAAGGACCTTGACGCCTTCCAGAAGAACATCGAAAAGATGGTTCAAGAAAACATTCAGAAGACACAGAGGACCCCCAAGGGGACCCCAAGTGAAGGGAGGCCCCGAGGGGCCCCGGCGAAAACCCCTAGTAAGGGTAAGCCGAGAACTAGTCCACGCAAGAAGCCTAGAAATAGGAACTCAAGAGGAGGAGGTTAGAAAACCATGAGTAAGGATAATGAAAAGCTAGAAAGCTTAACTGCCGCTGCTTCCTTTATTAAAGAAGTAAGGGAGTTTGCTATCACCGTTGGTGAGGAGTGTCCTGAAGGGCATCGCAAAGACCCGGCAAGCGGGCGTTGCTTACCAATAGGCGGGCAGGATCATACGGCATATACCAGAAGTCTAAACGACGAACAGGGCCCCGAATGGAGAGGCGAAGTTGTCCGTGAAGACAATGATCAGCAACTGGCATCTGCCAATACAGAGACTGCGGTTGACGCAGAAGAGATGGATACACCAGAAAGTTGTGCCGAAGGTACAACTTTTTCTTTTATTCGGCGACGTTGTGTACCCACAGAAGAGGCCGAAGAGGAAAACTCTGATGAGGTCGCTTTTGAGGAAAACGAAGAAGAAGACGCAGCCGCACCTGGAAAGGGCGGCCATCCCGAAATCGTTCAGATGCAACCAGAGGGACGACGTGATACCGTTAATCACGATTGCCCTGCGGACATGATGTTTGACTTTGTTTTGAGAGAGTGCATTCCTCTAAACAAGGATACCAAACTGGGTGCATCCGCATCCGCATCCGCTTCCGAAGAGAAGGAAGTAGCTTTTGGACGCGTTGCCCGCACATCCCCCGACCCAGTAGACGGACATACCCACATGGTAACCGTAGACATGGATGGGAATGGAATGACTTCTGTAGCCATCGGTGGTATTGTAGAGTCTTATCCACACAGCCACAAGGTAGTGAAATTTGAAGTCATGCAGCATGCAGTTGGAAAAGAGTCCGACTATGTTTCTCGCCATCCTGGGTTTGTAAATCCCATGGAAATGGACGAAGATCGTTCGGAAGTATTTAGTGATACTAAATTTGCTTCGCTATCCACAGTTGAAGGAGTAGATTTTGGTCTCCCCTCGAAGCAGATGTTTCCCCTTAATACCAAGGAGAAGGCAGAACAGGTAATCAATGCGTTTGATCAGCTTAAGGAAGATCTTACTCCTGCTGAGCAGACGACCCTTCTACATAATTTAACGATTGCCGCTTCTAAGTATAATCTAGGAGATTCTTATTCTACACTGCCTACTATTACCGCATCTCACGAATGGATATCTAAGGTATTTAACAGAGAACTGCAGAAATCCAGGGCTTCCTTAGAAGAAGATAGTCAAGAAGAGGAGAATAAGGAAGAGGCCGAGCCATTAGGTAGTAGGAGAAAGGCCCTCCCGGATAGTGCTTTCGGAGTTCCGGAGAAGAGAAAGTTCCCTCTTGATAGTTGTAATAGAGTTAGAAATGCCATGTCACGCTTTAATCAGTCTAAGGGCCTTACTTCCAGTGAGAAGGCAACCCTACGTAGAAAGATTCTAGCGCGCGCTAAGTCCTGTGGAATTGAGGTGCAGAACTTTGCAAAGGCTACCACAGAGTCAGAATTTTCTCAGGTGATTGTGGACTTACGAAAAACACAGGCTGCTGAGATTAAGAATTCTATTGAAGAGAGATATACTTCTAAGGAAGAGTCAGAGCACCGAGGGCCTTGTCCTCCAGGAATGATTTGGGATGCTTCACAGAAACGATGTGGAAGAACCCAAGGATTTGTAGACGCTCTAAAGGCCGCCGAAGGCCACTCTGATATCATTAGCAAGCAGCCCGAAGGTCGACGAGATACTGTCAACCATCAGTGCCCCGCAGGACAGTTCTTTGATTATGGTCAGAGAAAGTGCCTGGCGCTTGATCCTTCCCAGAAGGAAGGAACTACTACAGATAAGGCAGCTGAGCGAGATCTTGCCCCACAGCCTAAGGGACGTCCTACGAGACTTCCTATTGATTGTCCTAAGGACACGATTTGGAATAAGGATAGAAACGAGTGCATTCCTCTAGACAGCAGCAAGAAGACTAAGTCTGAGGAAGAAGAAGCCGCACTCCCTGACTTCCTTAAGAAGATTATAGATAAGAAGAAGGGCAAGAACGGCGACGATAAGGATAAGAAGAAGAAGAAGGGCAATCCGTTTGGTAAGAAGAGCAAATCTGAGGAAGAGGATGCCGACGCGCATCCTACTACGACTACCAATGGCCCTGGTAAGAAGAAAGGCCCTGGCTGTCCTGAGGGACAGTTCATGAATCCTGTTACCAAGAAGTGCATGCCCCGTAAGGGAGCTTTTAAGGGTAATAGCGATCAGGAAGCTGCAGATGCTAACCCAGGTAACAGAGAAGGACTAGTTCCGCCCCCAGCAGGTCAGGTAAACCTTCCTAGTGATTGTCCGCCTAACACTGCTTGGGATGGGAAGCTGAATATCTGCCGCCCAATAGATTCTAGGGATAAGAATCGACCATCAGGCGCTAGCCCGGAGAGCCCAAAATCCACCGCTGACGATGTGGAGGAACTAACTCCCGCTCGACTCATTCAGGAATTAGATAGGATTCTATCTGAGCAGGATGAGAATAAGCCAAAGTCTAGGGTGGACGCTAAGGATCTTCCTAACGCCGCTTTCCCGCCTTCTACGGTGGGTTCTGAGAAGAGAGTTCTTATGCACCATACTCCCGATGTAGAAGACCCGTATGACACCGATTCAGTGGACATCGGAAGACTACGAAATGCTTTAGCACGGGCTAGTACGGTGGATGGCTTTTCTGAAAAAGCAATAGAAGATGCTTTTGATCATCTTTTGTACCATGCTCGCGAGGTCGTAACGGCGGCGCGCGAAAAAAAAGAGTAGAGAATCGGGGATCGAATAGGTCTCGCTGGTCAGCTTTAAGACGGTGGGATAAAGAGCGTCAGAAAGAAACAGAAGAAGAAGAAGAAGAGAAAGAAGACGCTCAGGCCAAAATGGGAAGACCTAGAAAGGAGAGAATACCTCCTTTCCTCCAGGAACCTAGGGAGCATAAAGGAGAACCCATTACCAATGCCGAAAAAAATCACCCACTTTGCCGCCCCGAGGAAAAGTTTGATCCAAAATCTGGATCATGTATACCCAGAGACGAGGGACCTATAGGCACTCTGGACTGCCCGCCGGGCTATACTCTTAATGAAACTACCGGCCTATGTAACCCTGAAGATTCTTTCACTCAGGCATCAATAGAATTAGCAGGCCCTTTCAAATCAGATGCCAAGATGGAGCGTTGCATTCAGAACGTTAAGGCACAGTTACGAAAGAATCGGAGTGGTATGGATTCTCAAGCCATGAAGAGCACTGCGATAGCCATTTGTAGATCCAAATTAAAACGATAAGGAGGGCAGCCGCCTAATGTGGGAATTCTTAAGTGCAATATTTAATACATTCGGTTTAATTGCCTTAGTAAGCGCCGCCGAAGCGGTAGCTATTGTTTACCTCTTTCGTTTGAATCAAAAGAAGCAAGAAGAATTGCTTGCGCAATCAGAAAGAAGGCTTGAGGACGTAATCGAAGAAAGAGAGAAGTATCAAGAACTAGCCAGAGATATCGAAAAGTCTATAGACCTATTGGTTAAGGTCTTAAAGAAGAATGGAAACTAGGAGGTAGAAACCCCGATGCAGGAAAAGATGTCCAAAATCCAAGAGAGAATTGAAGAAGAAAAGAAGAAGACGCACATAACCCAATGTACTACCAGAAGGAGCTTGGCGAACTTGTGTGAGTTCTTAGAGTCGTACGAGTTAAATGCGGAAACTAAACAAGAGGAGCAGGAAGTGGCAGTAGCTATAGAGCCTGCTTTATCCTAGGAGGAAACAATGACTGTTGAACAGGAAAACAAGATTACTCTATATGCTCCCATCATAATAGATGACAGCATAAGCCAGCAGGCGCAAGAGAAAGCCGCCGTCCTGGCATTTCCGGACGAGAAACAAAATGATCTTCAGTATATTAGATCCATTCTAGTTTCCGCTGGTACTAATAAGAACGGTGCGCACTTCATGCCATCAGAAATGCTAAAGGCGCACAATACAGTTGTAAATAAGGCCATCGACATCGAGCACGATGAAGAGAAGGTCATTGGACATATTTATGAGTGTGCTTTCCTGCAGAAGGATGGGGAACAATTTGATCCTAACCAGATCATAGCAGATGCTGAGGAAGCTGGGACAAATCTAGACGATCTAGACATCGATATTGTAGTAGCGGGCGTAATTCATAAGCTGCGTTTTCCTGAGTTAGCGGACGAAATATCTAATGGTGACTGGAAGGTCAGCATGGAGTGTTACTTCAAAGATTTTGATATCAAGATTGGAGATACCATTATCACTCGCCAGGAGGCGACGGCGTTAGGATATGACCCTGCCGAGCTAGTAGGTAATTTTGTGAAGATTACTGCAGACAATAAGGAGTTGGGTGTTCACTCCGCTGCCCGAGTTCTTAGAGGAATTACTTTCAGCGGAATGGGAATCGTAAAGAATCCCGCCAACCCACACTCTATAATCCTTGAGACAGCAGACGTCAAGGATCAGAAGGAGAAGAATACAGCAGTGATTGACCTAAAACAAATAGAAGAATTGAGAAATAAGGAAGTAGCAGAAAAAGAGGACAAGCCAGAGACCGTAACAGTCGAAGCTGCCGGCTCACAGTTCTACATTGAGGTAGACGAAGAGACCGGTGGGATTAAGAGAATTTTTTCTACTGAAGAAAATTCTGAGAATGCGGCTAGATGGAGCGGTAATGGTATCGGTGGCCCCGGTAGTATGACTTCTTGGCCTGACGAGGTTTGCAAGAGCTTTAAGAAGAGAGTAACTCAATATAACGCCCTTGATCAGTCCGAAGCCCAGGTACTCCACGAGCACTGGTGTGCTTTGTTCGAAGAGCCCTGCCCTGTAATAGGAGCTAGCGCCAAGGCCCCAGAGTGTTTGAGAAATTCTAGGAATAGAACAGTGAGAGATGAGGAAGACAACACTCTTACCAAGACTATTCGTGAACACATTGATCAAGGACCCGGCAATACAAACGTTACTACACTAAGCCGCCCAATTTTGTCTAAGGACGCCGCTAGCGAAGATGTTAAGGTGCAGAACGAGAGAATTATTGCTGAGGCGCAGTCCTTGAGAGCCTCCCTTCGAGATTTTATTTCTGCTGAAAAAAAAACTTCCGAATAATTAGTTCGCCAATTGAAGCCGCCTCTGTTATTGACGCGGACGGAGTCCGTCGATTTAAGCATAAGGTGGAAGCGTTCAAGATGGCGCAAGGTAGAAACCCCGGCATAGAGAGAGAAAAGATGACTGGGTTTGTCTTACTAATAGGACCCGGCCCAGAATTGATCGACGCCGGGCAAGACCGCGAGGTCGCAATTAATAAGGCGATCAAAATTTTAGAGGAGCAAGACACAGTAGTAATAGTGTCTAAGCTCCAATCCAAATTTGGTAATTCATTTGTAACTAAAGATCAGCTGATTTTTACAAGAAGAACAGAAAAGGAGGACATATAACATGGCAAAGCCAGACCTACAACCAGTATATGTCAGACCCGATGATGGTAATCTTCGTAGATTAGACGGTAAATTGGGACTGGCACTTGCACTGGAAAATCTCCCAGAGTTTGCTAACACCGGACTTGCTCTAGACGGAGGCCTGGAAATCGGCGCCCTTTACAAGACGGCCGGGGGCTCAGTACAAGTTGTAGTACCGACTTAAGACTTAAAATTTTTAACGTTTTCACTACGTTTTTAGTGAAGGAAAAGGTAACGGAGTAGATGAGAGGAAGTGTGACACAAAGAGCACACCTGTCAGATATTGCGGGGGCAATAATCGGACAAACTTCAACCAAAAGGAGGAAGAATAGCTATGAACCAGATTCTTAAGTCCATGACTGAGGAAGAATTCGATGCTGCGGTTCAAGCTCGCGTAGAGGCCGCCCTTTCTTCCAGAGAAGACGCCACGGCACGTGCCGAGGCTGAGGAGGCCCTTAAAGAGGCTAAAGAGACATTTCACGCACTGAAAGCATCCCTAGAGGCAAAGGATGCAAAGGTTGCTGAATATGAAGAAGCTCTTGCAAACCTCGATGTTTCCACGCCCACAGAGGCTGAGGTAGCTGCTAACGAGAAGCTAGTAGAACTCGAAGCTGCCCTACAGGAAGCAAACGATCGTGCATCAGTAGCCCAGGCTGCTTTAGATACAATTGCACGAGAAGAGACTGCAGCAAGCCGTATGGCTGAACTTGATGAAGCTGGCGTAACCCTTGATGAAGAGAGTGCTGAAGCTCAGTACGCTAAGACTCGGGACATGTCAGATGAAGAGTTTCAGTCTTATAAGAGCGAACTATCTGCTCTTAAGGCAAAGTTTGATGTCACCGATTCAGAAGATTCGGATGAGGACAAAGTTTTAGATTTGGCCAATCTTGATGAGAATGAAGTCAAGGAGATAGCTGAAAGACTAGGATGTGACACCGCTGATTCCAAGTGTGTTGAACTCGTCCAGAAAGTTGTAGCTAAGGTAGCGGAAGTTTCCGCCAACCGAACTACTTCTTCCTCGGAAGATGCCGATACAAGTGAAGAGAAGACTGAGACGGAGGAAACTGCGTCTGAGGAGACTCCTAAGAAAGAAGTGGCATCAATGTCCCCAGGCGAAGCTATCGCCAAGGCTCTTGATCAAGAGCTTAGACCGAATCTTACTATGAAGGCAGAACTAACCCAAGCATGGGAAAATGTCTATGCTGAGAAGCACGACAATAAAAACTCTGAATAAGGAGGAACATACACATGGTATTCATTCCACGTGACCCGGTTGTCCAGAATCAATTTTTAACTCATGATTCTGAATGGATTGCGACCGCAACCGCCGGAGCTGTTGTTTATCTCTCCGGTGATCAGTTGGTCGCCGTCGTGAGTGGTTCACCATCTGGAGATCCTTACGGGTTCCTCATGCAGAACGTTAGGGCAGAGTCTTCTGCTCATCCAACTGGATTCCGACTTCCCGGCGATTTGGGTAGTTCGGACGCGTTCACGGGTGATCCCGTAGGTGTTGCCCATTTGGGTATTTATGACACCACCCACTATAACACTGCTACTACGTATACAGCTGGAGACGAGTTGACTACTGCTGCTGAAGGTGTTGTTACCGCAGGCGGAGCCAACGAAGTCAATTCTGACGTAGTTGCCATTGCTCAAAATTCACTAGATTCAACTGCTGTTGCAGCAGGTAACAATCTAAGAATTAAGCTACTAATATAAACCCAAAGGAGGATATCCAAAATGGATAGACAAAAGCTCGCTGAACTATTTAAAGCAACAGCCGCTATTGACACTCCCGAGGGTGTCGAAGCATATAAGGCGTTTGCTCAGGCACTAACAGTGCCGATCCTTCAGGAGATTAGAGATGCATCAATTATGCGACAGCTATTTGCTGTTGAGCGTCTCGCTCCTGGTGCGCAGGCTGTTTACCCAGTCGCGGACGACTTCGAGATCCCAGTATTCGTACTGCCCGGTCTCGGATATATTGCTCAAAACTTCATTGAAGGCGTAGGCGAGGAAGTATTCGTGCCCACCTTCTCCATCAGCGTTTCTGCTGATTGGAAGGTTACTTATGCACGAGACTCTCGCATCGACATTCCCGAGAGGGCTGCTCGAAACTCCGCTCGCGCTATCGCTGACTACGAAGAAGAGTCTGGTTGGAGAGTTATTACTCCAGGTGCTACCACAGCATTTGCCGGACAAGGCCTTCTAGGTTCGCGAGGTGCCCCCATTTACCAGGTACCCGCTGGTTCTACAGGTGAGAACTTCCTGTCCAAGGAACTTCTAAACCAAATGCTAGTAGGCTTTAAGCGAACTCGAAGATCTCTAACGGATCTTTACATTTCGCCTGAAGATGCTGCTGACATTCGTGAATGGACTGATACTCAGATCGACCCAGTCACACGCCGAGAGATCTTCACGGCTGCTGGCCTTGGCCGAATTTGGAACATCAATCTTCACGAGGTATTCCAGCTTGGTGCTACTGGTCGATTTAACATTAACTCCGCCGCCTCTGCATTTGGTATTTTCCAGGTAGACGGCGCTGGTGATTTCAATGATTACACTCCAACTAACGTTAACGAAGTTGACGCTAATGGTGCTGTAACTACCGCAGGTGAGACTCAGGTCTACGGATTTGATCTTTCCGTTAATGACTCTCTAGTGATGCCTGTTCGAAAGGAATTTGAGGCTCATGACGATCCAACCCTACTCCGACAGCAGAAGCAAGGTTTCTTCGGCTGGGAGGAAGTTGGTTTCGCCCTACTCGACTCTCGAATGGTTGCCATTGGAGTTATCGACCGATCGTAATATTATTATATCCTATCGGAGGGGGGCCTGTTGGTCCCCTTCCTTTAGGATCCAGAATAATGGGGTATACAGTTATGGGGAAATACAGTTGCCGATAGGGTCTTGCAACTAGCCCCTGTCGGTTTTTTATATCAACACAAGACATTCTAGCCAGGCCTTGGTTTGTCCTAGGTAAAAACATGGTCTCCCCGCCCTGTTACCAAGGTCTGGCACAGGAGGAAAATAATGACCACCCATACACTATATGACGAGGCTACACGCCACGAGTATATTGACTCCAGTACTACCACTGTTCTCCGATCAGGCACGGTTAAGCTTTTCAGAGTTGTGGTAAACGGAGGTAGTTCCGCAGCAGGAACTATTACCATTTATAACAATGCCTCGGCCGCAGGACTGGTTGTTGCAATTATAGACGTGGCGACCGCCCGCGGAAATTCCTTAGAATTTGGATTCTCATTCCCCAACGTCAACGGGCTGGCCATACTAACCGAGTCATTTGCTAATGGAGCAAATTGTACCGTAGTTTATCAGTAGAGGAGTTTTCATGTTATTTTCAGTAATTGCTGTTTCCGTTTTAAAATTTCTATCCGCTGTTTTACTAACGGAGGCTCTGACGGAACTCGTTATAAAGTCAGAGATTGCCAAGCCTATTAGGAAGTTTATTAAGTCTGGAGGAACTTGGCTAGATACGCTCTTTAGTTGCGGATATTGTTTTTCAGTCTGGGTAGCTGTCGGAGTTGTTTTTCTACTTGGGTTAACGTATAATTTAACTGGTTGGTATTGGGTAGACCTTACCATAACTTCAGTTCTAATACATCGCTTGTCCAACTACCTTCACAACTTCAACGATAAATACCTAGATAAATATTACGATACTAGATATATTAACTCGGGCAGTATGCCCGAGGGAGAGGAATAAATTATGAAAGGTTTTGTTAAAAATGAAAGCGATCGTACCTTATTTGTTTTACAGAGACCCATTAATCCCGGATTCTCCCTCACCTTTGAAGAGGCCTACGTAGTTGTAGGAGAGAAGAGTGGAAAGAACAAAGGGTCCACTTTTGTTAACTGGCTCAGAGCAACTTATTTCCAGGACCCCGTCTGGGCGTTTTACAAAGACGAGGGAGAGGATTACTTCGAGGAAGAGGACACTGGAGCCCGTCCCCGGATAAGCTCCGCTAAGGGGGCTGGTAAGAATCTTATCCGGCGAGACGACGCCCGAGAAGATAGTAGGGCCCTGGTTCTAAAGATTCTTGATAGTGAGCTTGTTACTGCGAAGAACCTCATTGATAAATGTAGAGACAGGTCAGTATTGAAAAAGGCCCTCGCCGCCAGCAAACTACGCGCCGGAAAAGAGGCGCACATGAGACATTTAATTAGGAGATTAGAACAAGTATACTTCTAGAAGGAGGACACCTAGATAAATGTCAGTTCTCAAACCAGTAATAACGTCTGTCCTGCAGGGCACTGTAACCATAACCGTGCTTGATGCCGTAGAAGTAGGGGCTATCTTTGATGAGCTGGTGGTTTTTAAGGCCACCTCTGTTAACGGGCCCTTTTCTGAATTAGAGACAATCGCCCTAACGGGCGCTGACACTTATACGTCTCTTGATTTAACTTCGACGCCGTCGACCTACTACAAAGCGCAATACAATAACAGTACGACGATGGTTACAAGTGTATTTTCGGACCCTGCGCAGGAAACAGGCAATTTTTCTGAGTACTCTGTGCCAGAATCGACCGCGACCTACCCGCCTGAGATAGCTCTTTCTACTCAGGATAGGGAGATCGTTGAGTCTATTCGAGTAACCTTAGGAGACCTTGGTCTTATTGAACGGGATTTTTATGATTCTTCAGATTCTACTTCTCAGTTTGCATGCGCCTCCCAGATCTCTTCTGACCAGTGTACTTGGGAACTAATAGAGTTTAAGGGGTGGCCCCAGAGAGTTAGATTAGATGGTATCGATAAGACAAGTCTCTCGGATCCGCAAGTGTTGGGATATCGTTATCTTACTTTTAGCGGTAGCGATCCTTGTATTACAGGAACGTTAGATATCTTTTATAACAGCTTTAGGTTCTCTGACAGAGAGATTCTTTTGGCTTACGATAGGGCCAGTAATCTTCTAGTTTCTTGTGGATTAACTACAACCCAGATAACCACTGAGATGTTAATTATGCAAGCAGCCGTCCTCCTACTGGAGGGAGAGTTAAGAGAGGCTCAGCAGAAGGCCGTTATGATTAGAGATGGTGATACTACTTATGACAATAGTAGAACCATCATGGCTCGAACTGAGGACCTTAATGATCTAAAGAGTAAGATCCGAGATCTAATAGAATGCGCCCGCTTCAGTGCCTCTTATGCTTTGGAGGGGGTCAGGATAGACTAATGCCCAGAAAACTAGTGCCTAACAGCATAAAGACCGAGTTTAAAAAATTAACTCAGCAGCTGGTACTAGATCTTTCTGGAAACCTGACCATTGTTCAGGAAAGTCCAATGTTTGTAGATTGTCCCAACTGTATTTGGGATTCTATTAACAAGAAGTCCTCTAATGTTTTTGATGCTTCTTTTACATCAGCCTCGACCATCTTTTCGTCTACTGATCAGGAAAGAACTATTAGCCCCGTCTCCTTTACGGGCGGCAGATGCCCCGTATGTATTGGAGAAGGACAGCTCTTTACCAGTAAAGAGCTTTGTATTCCTGCGATGATAAACTTCTTTAGTGCTGCCGACGACCGCCAGGGTGGATTTGTTCAGATGGCAGCAGGTAAGGAAGGCAAGAACAGTTTATTAGTTAAGACATTAGCTTGTCATTATGAGTTGTTGTTAAACAATGAAATTTTTATGGTTCACGGCGGTATAAAATGTGAAAAATTTACCCCTCCTATTGTTAGAGGTTTGGGCGGAGTAGAGGCGATTGCAGAATGCACTATGCTGACGACAGAGATAGGTCAGAGAACCACTGATAAATTTAGAACTAGCACAGATCCAAGAGAGGATCCAAGAAGACGTATTAAGGGCCCCACAGATTTACCCATTCTAAGAGGAACAAGAACTGGTAGAGACAGTTAATGGGCATAAAGGTTAAGGTATCATTATCAAAAGAACAAGGAGCCGCCGTAGATAGATTTCTTAAGGCCAAGCTAAAGTTGGTTGAAGATAATATAGCGGCCGTAATAAAGAACGAAGCTATTCCTCACCTCATAGATTTGATAATGTTTCACTATGATAAGCTAGGAGAAAGAATGGACACGTTGTCCGACGAGGACCCGACAAACCCCACCATTTGGAGAGGAACATTTAAAGATAAATTAGAGGAAGAAGCACAAGAGACTTTTATTTTCGATAGGACCAGTGGTATAATTAAACTAAACTTAGGAGAAAAATCTTTCTTGGGATATGGTGGCGAACCCGACACTGATAGTAACACGCCTTTGATTTGGATGGTTTATTATTTGGAAGGACTGGCCGGAAGTTGGGCCTGGATAACTAGAGAAACATATCAAGAAGTATTTCCAGATGGTAAATGGGACTCTACTTGGGGTAGATTTAAGAGCGCTCCGGGTTTCATGCTAAGCGGAGGAGATTTCTTTGATAGCAAAAGCCCTTGGAAAAGTAAACTAACTTGGTCAACGGTTAGGCACCCCTTTTCTGCTTTTTCACCTCTGGACATCTTTGCAGAGGCATTAAATGAATTCCATATTAGGCCGTTTGTTCAGAAGGCAATAGATGCGGCCCAGGCGGGCAAGAAACTATGACAGTAACCTTAGCTAAGCTAGAGGATATGAGCTTACAACACTGGTTGAAAGAAGTTATTCTTCCAATAAAGTGGACCGAGCGCGTAGTCAATAATCCTCTAACCTACAGTCCAGAAAGAGAGCGCTTTGAAGCTAATATTACATGGTTTCCTAACTTTCTGCAGGACGGGCGTGGTTGGGTCTATTTTGAGGCAGTGACTTCTGGAACATTAATTCCCAACTCCCCTCCAACTGAGGAACAGACTACTCAAGTAGAGGTTAGAAATGCTACAGGGGGTATAATTGACCCCTCCAATTACACAGTCAATTACAAGGACGGGGCTATTATAGCTTCTGGAGGTACCACCACCCCGGATGGAGTCCCTACTGAAGTAGATTATTCTCAATACTATGTTTCTCTTTTAGATGCTTGGCCCGGAATAGATCCTCCCGACGCCCCCATTCTTGCTGTAGAAATGGGAGGATATAAAAAGGAAGGACGACAATTAGGGGGTGGCAGGAAAATCGTAAGAACATTTACTATCCACCTCTTTGCCACTTCTTCTTCCGAAAGAGACGATCTTACAGAATGGATTTATGATTCTTTTTTCCAAAGGCATATTCCTGTAGTTGATTATAGGGATGGTGAGCCTTTGAATTACGACGGTACTTTCAATACTAGTTATACTGGAGACCTACTTCAGTTGGATAATAATGATGATGCTCTGTTCTATTTTGATAAAATCATAGCCGAACCGGTCAACATAAATCGTGGTGATATTGATGATATTAATAGGTTCAGAGCCAAGATAACCCTAACAGCTTCTTCATATAGGGACGGGATAGATTTTAACGTACTTTAGTACTCCGGGCGCAGAAGCGCCCAGGGATGGTACAGGCCTATCCTTCAAAGTTATGCCTCACTTTGGCGGCAGTTTAATAGTTTCCCCCAAGCTATTATAACTAAAA